AGAAATGGATGTGCCAGAAAATATTCTTGTCTATATCCGACAATCAAACGACCCGCAGTATCCGGCGCAGCTATGTGTCCGAGATGATACAGTTGACCCCTCCTACAATGTATGGGGCATGACCCCTCGCGCTTTGTATAACATGGTGCGTATTGGGGTGGGGCTGATGTCACAAGAAAAGTTTTTCAATAATGCACACCACTCTGAATGAAGCAGAGAAAAGACTCTGCCTCTTTGTAGCGCGTTCCCGTAACGCTGCTGCTCGTGAGGTCGCTCCAGAAGATGCACTAAGGGTATCTCCCAAAGACCCTATCTTCGTTGATTACGAAGGTGCGATGGGTGAACTGGCTTTCTCCAAAATGCTAGGCGTTTACCCAACAGAAATCTTCGAGATCTATCACCGCTCCTCCCTCAATGGTGAAGATCCGGGCGACCTCACATTTAATAACTTAGTCATCGATGTAAAAACAACCGTTCACAAAAACGGCAGATTAGTTTCAATGAGAAAAAATCCTGCTATCAATATGTTTGTGTTGATGACTGGACAAGATGGGGAGTATGACCTTGCTGGTGGTATGTGGTCGGCAGAACTCTACCTCCCCTCGCGCTATGGTATGCCACCAAACTTTAGAAAAGAGTGCTACAGCGCAACGCAAGATGAGTTGCTAGACCCCAAACAAGTAATGGAATCAATTAGCTTTTAGTGTAGGTATGATTGCGGCTCTTCGCCGGACATAATAGCGAACAACTCTTCTGATAGTTCTTCCGCTTCTTCCATATCAGCAAGCCCAGAAAACTCCAGCACTAACACGGGGAAACCATCATCCCCTTCCACGATAGTCATCTTGAAATCATATTGGCTCATTTAACTAGACCTTGCTGGTAACTGCGACCATTGAAAGTTAGGGCTTGTTTGCGGTTCTGTCCATCCTTCTTGTAGGACACATGCACCCAGCCGCTGTTGGGTTTGCCGGACTCATAGTGTTCCAGTATCAACTGGTCATACTCTAGGTTGGCTTGAATCCAAGAAGCGACCTTGTGGTTATCGACCCCAATGATTTCAAAGTCAACAGCCTCCCCCTTACAGTGCTGACTGGTGGGCTTGCTGCCAATCTCTTCGCACAGAAACTCACTGCGGTAGCCGCTTGATACAATCACAGGGGCATTGAACTGGCTGCGCGTAGGCTCAAGGACTGCTTCACACAACGCTCGAAGGGAGGAGATGTGTTCCTCTGTTGGGGTGTTGTCGAGGCCTAGCCGGGTCGCGGTCTGGCTCTTGGTCATCTCCTGCAAAGTAAAGTTAGGTGTGATCCGCCCTTTGGTGGGGGCGGGTTTACCCGCAGGAGTTACTACTTTTTTCCGCGCATACTCATCAGCTTGTCTGCACCCTTCACCCCAAACGAACTTGTCACGGCGATAAACAAGAGATACTGATACCACTGCGGGAGCGTATCCAACACCGCGAACCCCTCCCGCACTTGCTGGGTAAGCGATGGAATAAAAACTAGAATTGCAGGAAGCATCAAAACAACAAGAGCAAACTCATCCTTCCACGAGCCTTTGGTTGCGTCAGCCATGTTGGCTTCCCAATCAATCTTGCCTGTTGCAATCTTCTTTTGAACGGCAGCGTCAGCCTTTGCCTTCTCGACCTTGACCTCTGCTTTGGCTTTGGTTTCTTGAACCTTGCCATCTACCCAGTTTCCGGCGATGCCAGCAACCGCACTAAAGATATTCATCATTTCCTCTTCCTTACTTTATCCAATGCTTTGCGTATCTGCGTAGCTTCGGGTTCGTCAAACTCTGTAGCACGGACTGTTGTCCGCTTTTTCTCCACAGATGTAATACACTTTATCACGCACCTTCTTAGTGGCAAGGCCACGAAACAAACCAAGTCTGCGTCTTCACTATTGATAACGCGCTTTGATTTACTTCCCTTGCTGGTCATAAATTTATAGCGCAATCCACCAGACTGGCTAACGCTGGCGGCCTTTACTTCGACCCGATAACTTTCATTATTATCATCAAAGATTATTAAATCAAAACCCTCGTGATTTACTCGACAGCATTTCAAACCAGTCTCTTCAAAGACAGCTTCGGCTATTAACTCCCCCACGCGACCCAGTTGATGTGCATTACGCACAGTCTGATAGCCCACTTACTTGTCCTTTTCTTCTAGCCTGTCTAGCTTATCAAGCCTACGCTGCGTTGACTGGTTAAAGAAAGTAAAAAGTTGAGTGATCTTGGATTCGCTATCTTTCAAGCGTTCATCCATTCTATCTGTTTTGTTTTCGAGAGAAGATATAGCCCGGCTAAACCACCAGAGCATAGCCATCGCTGCGGTGAGGATAGGCCAGTAAGCAAGAAGTGTCTCGCCAAAGTTCACGGCTAGTCACCTTTGAAAAACTTTTGAACCGTGTCAGTTTCCCAAATACGAATGATCCACCAGACCAGTGCAAACAGGGCGGCGACTTCGGGCAGTGCATCAAAGAACGCGCCGAGCGTTACGCCGCCGCTTGCAAGGTCAACAGTGGATTTCATTTCGTCTGTCATTTCTCTTTACGCAAGTTAAGGGCTAACTTCTGAATGAAGTCATCAATCTTAGCGAGGATCTCATTGTCTCGCATAGAGGGGGTTACGTTAGCAATCACTGAAGCGGCTGCTACGATGGCAGTGATATATGTAATTATAGTTTCCATTATTCTGCTTCCTGTATTGTTAGAGTTCCAGCTTCTACTTGACGCATGATTTCGTCATAGTGGCGGTTGCCAGCAGTAAGGGGAACTGACATTTCGATACCATCAATGGTGGCTTTGATGTTAGTGGCTTCATTAGAAACACTATCAACTTGATATTGTGCTTCAGTAATATTTATTTCGTTCATAACTTATAACTCCGCATCAATAAGAAAAGCACTTCTATAAGTGCTATTATCATAAACACAAGCTGCTCTACCGATTGTTAAGCTGCTGCCAGTTACATTAGTATCAAATTCAATTTTAACTGTGCTTAAATATGAATTTTCAAACGAAGAATATGTAGCTGTAGCACTTCCGTCATATACCCTAAAATGGGATACAGAACCTGTTTGTTGAAGTGTTAAAGAAGGATTTGCTCTCATCGTAACAGGCAGTATTACAGCACACCTGTTAGCCCTAGTTGAACTGTTAACAACACCTCGAAAGGGCGGGTTTTCGTAATACTGGAAATACCTCTGACACAAAGCCAACTCTTCACCATAACTGCGATGCTCAAACTCGGTGGCTACTGTGCCTACTTCGAGTTGAACGCCTGTGAGGTAGAACTCGTTGCTGGTGCTATCAAAAAGATTAACCTGACCAGTTATAGACCTAAATGCGCTATCGTCTGCCCAGTCACGCGGACCAAGCTGGTCATCTGGGCCAGTCGAAAGATGCCACTGCACTCTAAGGCCAGAAAGGTTGTCATCGTCAAACCCTGCCCCTGTTGCTGTGTCAGGGTTTATTATGATTGTTTTCTTTTCCCAAGTGTCGGCAGAGTTAATTGTATATGAGTTAATAAAATTTCTAGCTTTAGAACTATGCAATAGTGTAAAACCGTATGTTCCTGTTTTATTAGACTTTACCCAAAAAGATGCAACTATATATTTACCAGAAGAAGAACCATAATTTAAATGTGTAGTATTTTGACTTTCAATCTTTTGTTCGAGGACAGCATTCTGACCTGCGGATGGCGTTGCTGTTGCCTGCACATCTATTTTAAGGGAGTTTGCAAAGCCAGTAGGTGCAAGGCTGCTCTGGGTTACATCAATATCAAAGTTATAACTAGACCCGCTAGCAATCTTAAATCGGTCTAATGTGTAGCCTGTTGTGTTTGTGATAGATATTGAAGCTCCACGCTGCGCCACAGTCATAGCACCATTGATAATCAGGTTGCGCCGCCCAGAGGGGGTGCTGGGGATTTGCGCTAGTTCTCTTGCGTTACTCATTGTTGGTCTCCGAGTTGTACTCTAATGGCAATAACGTACTGCCCTTGTTTTGGCTGTTTTCAAATGTAACACGTTCTCGCTCTATTGCTGACCAAAAACGCCCGTCGATGTCAGATGTGTCTAATTTTATTTCGGGCATCAGTCGTCATACCTGTGTCTGATATACGCCTTGACGTTTGCCGTGTCGCCAGTTGTGTCATTATACACAACAGAAAAGCACCACGGCTGGTCGGTAACATCGTCAGGGAGTGGAAATGTCAGGCTGTGTTCCTCACACCATTCGCGCATATAGTTGATGGTAGAGATTATATAAACATCGACCCACGGCTCAACAGTTCCGTCAGCGTTGTGAATACGCGCAAAGAAGATGGAACGATTTGGCGGCAGTGAAGATGGCGCATTAGCCAAGTAAGTGCCGTGGTCTTGAGTAAACACAAACTTGGCTGTCTTGGTCAGGTTCGTCAGGTCGTGCTTGATGCCGTGCCAGTTTAACAGGTCATCGCCATAAGTTTCTGCATCGCAGTCATAGGCGGCGAGTGTCTCTGATGATGGTGTCGTAAAGTCATAGAAGCTGATGCTGTTGTCGTTGTATGGCGGCCTGTAAGCACCATATTGACCAATGACGTTTTGTGCCTCTGCCGTTAATTGCTCAACGGTGTATTCGGGGAACGCCTCAACCAGACGATTGATTTCCGTCAGTGCCTCTGGTCGGTCGCATGAGTAGTCGGTGCGTTTGACTGCGCCATTCATGTAGACTTTATCACAAAAGTTTCGCGTAAAATCAGGCCGAATGTTTTGTTCATAGATTGCCTCTGCTTTTTTATCTTCGAAATACTCGCATAGAACCTGTTGATATTGTGCATCCGTTTCAGCATCACCCGCTTGCACTTCGCAATATCCTACATCTGAGTCTGTCGCGCAGATGCGCGTTAGGCCGTCTTCAGTGATTAGTGTGTATTTAAACATTTCATACCTACGCTAATGACACAGTAAAGCTTGCTGTGTTGTCTGAGCTTGGAAACGGGTTTGTTTGGCTTGACCAAGACCAAACGGCTTGTGAATGAACGACGCCGTTTATATTGCGCACTCCAGTAACAAAATTTCCAGCAGTGCGGTTTAGGGTGCGTGTTTGGCTGTTTCCGCTAAGTGTCACGCTTGTCCAACCTCCGTTTGCGGGATGACCATTGTAACCAGCCGAAACTGGCACTTGCCCTTTGTCGATTAAGACAAGATTTAGAACTCCAGATCCATAAGACGTTTGAATAAAACGAGTGCTGCGACTAGAGAGACTAAAATTCGGATGATTCGTTATATATGGAGTTACGATATTAGTAATGCCACCTATGTCTGTGGAATATAACCCATGATAAGCAGAAAGATACTGCGAGCCGGGAGTATAGCTTGAATTACCCGCAGCAATCTGACCGATGCCAGCACTCGCGCCATAAAAACTATTGAACTTCATCTGACTATTTGCAGACGCATTGAGCAGACCACGGATGTCGCTGTCGTTCATGCTGGCTTCAGTGCCTGTTGTGCCACCAGCTTCAACATGCAAATCGTTCAGGCTAATCTGTCCGCTACTTTGCAGTGCCATTCTTCAACTCCTCAATCTCAGCCTTTAATTCCTTAACAGCCTCGACAAGCAAACCAATAACTTGGTCATACTGCACAGTCTTATATGTCTCGCCTTCTTCGCCGTGGAATACAGCCTCATTCTCAATGACACAAGAGGGGAGAACCTTCTCTAAATCTTGAGCCAGCAATCCGGCCGACTGGCGGCCATCCTTGAGGTAAGTAAAGGTGCAACCATTAAGCTGCTGCACTTTGGTCACTGCATTCTCGATAGGTGCAATGTCTTTCTTGAGGCGAATGTCTGAGATGGTGGTTGAGTATGCGACTACGTTGCCATCGACATGCAGGTCGCCATCTGTTTCAAGACGCATTTTTTCTGGCAGCGACGTGCCACTAGCAGTGCCGTTTCTGAATTTAATTAGACCATCCGGTTCTAGGTCTATGCCAGAGGCCGTGGAGGTGTTTCCGTTAATGCCTAAATAAGTAAAGCCACTAGAACTGTTTCTGTAACCGTTTGAATAAAGCGAAACAGCATAATTACCGTTTGACCCTAAATATCCAAGACCCGTGAAAAGCCCAACATTATTGCCACTCCCCCAATATGTAGAGGGTGGAACAACGCCGAGACCAGTATTGCCAGAACTGTCAATGGTCATGCGGTCACCGCCACCAGTCTTAAAATTAATCTGGTCATCGGTATCGGCAGTGATGCTGGTATCGCCATCAGCGTCTAGGATTAACTCGTTGCCGTTTACATCTAGTGTGCCGTTGACTGCGACATTACCACTAAACGTGCCGCCCGTGCTGGCAGCAACAGTGTCAGACACAGTAAAGGATTTGAACGCAATGACATTCAACTCGTCACCCGCAGCAGCACCTACAGTCAACACAATGCTAGTGCCGGAGGTAGCCGTATAGTCAGTGCCGTTCTCCAGCACGATACCATTCAAGGTAACAATCAGGTTAGCCGCCGTGTAAGACAGTGTGGCTGAGTTATCGTCTGTGCCAGAGAAAGTAGTCTGCCCGGCTGTTGCCGTATAGTTGTATTCCAAGATAGATGCTGTGCCAGCAGATGAGGCAGCAATCCAGTTAGCACCATCATATACGCGCATCTCATTTGCAGAAGTATTGAAGTATAATGCGCCTTCCACCAAAGCGTCACCGTCATTATCGACTGTCGGGTCGGCTGTAAAACTTCCTAAATAAGTATCATCGAAATTATCGAAGGCAGCAGCCGCAGCGGCAGCACTATTAGCAGCCGCCGTAGCAGAGCCAGAGGCAGCAGTAGCCGAAGTAGCAGCGTTTGTTGCACTGGTAGCTGCCGCAGTTGCAGATGAGGAAGCATTACTTTCAGACGCAGCCGCCGCAGTTACGCTGTTAGATGCGTTGCTTGCACTGGTAGCAGCGTTGTTAGCCAGTGTGCTTGCAGACGATGCGCTGGAAGCTGCATTGGTCTCGCTGGTTGCAGCAGCAGTAGCACTATTAGCCGATGCAGTAGCACTCGTAGCAGACGCAGAGGCACTCGTGGAGGCCGCGCTGGCTGAGTTTGAGGCATTGGTAGCCGAGGTTGCAGCGTTAGTCTCAGAGGTAGCCGCATTGGTTTCTGAGGTAGCCGCAGCAGTGGCAGATGCAGCAGCTTCACCAGCCTTAGTTGTGGCAGTCGTGGCGTTGGTGGCTGCGTTTTGAATAGCAGTCAGGTTGTCTGTAACGTTTTGCATGTTGGTCGTTTGACCAGCAACAGTCGTTACATTTGCATCGTTGGTTGCCACAGTTGTTACATCGCTAGAAATGCCAGCAACAGTGGTTACATTGGCGGAGATGCCAGCAACAGTAGAAATATCAGCCTTAATCTGAGCCACAGTGTTTGTGTCGGCAATGGTCGGGCCGACCTCAACAGCACCAGTGATTGCATTAAACGCAAGAACCGTCCCCTTCCTAGCGTCCTTATTGGCAAGGACGAGAGTAGCGGATGTATCAGAGTCAGAAAGACGAAGGCCACGATCAGCCAAGTCTTTCATGTCTGCAATCATAGCAACGACTTTATCCAGTTCGGTGTTCAGTGACGCGACTTGGAATGGGCCGGAGGTGGGGAAGTCAGTTACACGTTCAAGGGTAACGTCACGAGTAATAACGACAACATCATTGAGAGTAGCACCAGTTACCAGTGTAATGCTGCCAGTCGAGCCGCTACCACCAGTTACACTGTAATGCGTTGTCAACGTTTGAGGGGTATCATTGATATACACATTCAAGTCTGAGGCATCAAAAAACTCGAATGGGACTGTAAATGCAGTCTGCCCTGCCGTAGCAGTATAGGAGATACGAGGGCTGTTATCGCTAATTAAAATTGTCATGGGGGAATCCTATCATAAAGAATTTATTTAGTCCAAAAATCTCTCATATCCTCATTGAGGCCAACAAGCTTTAACAAAGGCAAAGAAGGGGTGTTGTAGTAAAATTTAGATCTACCATCTTTTGTGTAGCCATCTAGCATATCATTGGTTGCCATATACCACTCTCTCACCATCCCCGGCCCAGCACCCGCCGCGTCCCACAAAGAATCGCCTTCCTTTACGCGATAGCGACCCTTTAAAAAGTCATAGCTTTCATCATTTAAGCCATGCTCAATAGCTGCATGATTAGCAAGGTAAAATAAATCACCGTAAGCACCAAACAAACCTGAGTGGTCTGCAATCCTAGCCGCGAGTTCACCAGCAGTTTTGCTTTCAAACCACCAATCTGGCTTCTTCAAACTCAAAGAAATATAAGATAAACCAAGCAGTGCTACTGCACCCTGCAATCTGTGCTGCCTTGCGGGATCAAACATTTGCCCTGTAATCCTGTTGGTAGCAGCCAAAGTAAAGTTCATAAATTGAAACGGCATACCCAACACACCAGTTTCAATCTTTGCCATCTTTACATTTTGCGTAGATACACGAGGGTCAAAGTCTAGCTTGCCCATCGTCAAAGACTTCATCCACGGATACCACCTAACATAGGTAGCCCCATCAACTATAAGCGGTTTATCAAAGGATGTAGCGTGCATAATTGTATTTGCAACACCGCTATTCATAGCCGTGTCCCATCGCAACGCAAGATTTCTTTGCGCCTCAGTATCTGTCAGCCATTTGGAACGATTTGCATAATAAAACTTTCCGCTTGGATCAGCTTCCCAAACATCTCCCATACTTGCAATGGCGCGCGCATCGTCCTCATTGATACCATATCTTGCAAGATATTCTATGTCAGAGGCTTTTGCTTTATTTTTGGAAACGTCAATAGACATGCGAATAAGTTCAGATTGTCTAAATACGCCATCCACAATCTTTGAGTATCGTGTGACCATGCCTAAGTTATTGCCAAGAAGGGGGATGTTGTAAAAAGCATTTGTGATTGGGTTAAACACCCTTTCAACAGCATTAGGTTGGATTCCACGGATAGAGTCACCAATATAACGATCTTGCACCATGCCACGAGCAAGGCCAGTTTGATCGACAACAGTATCAATGTCTCCGGCGGCTTTTACAAACAGTGGTCGAAAATCTTTATCAATCAAAGGCGCAATAGTTTTGCCCAAGCCTCTTTCAAAAACAAGCATAGCTGTATCAACAACAGCAGATAAACCAGCACTATGAAGATAAGTAATACCAGCAGTTTCCTTGATTGCACGAGCAGCTTGGTTTGTAAGACTGTCGGGGTTTTCTATCAAACGCCCCATAACGCGCTGATAGTCACCCATAAACGCAGCCTTTACCTTGGCAATCTTTGTTTCTTTTATGCCCTTTGCCTTCATGTCAGACTCAATCTGCAACATTATGTCATTGATTGTTTTGTCGCCAAAGTTGCGAGTCCATTCAATCTTACGCCCCATACGTTCAGCATAAGTATAAAGAACAGATTCGTTTTTAATAATAAAAGGGGCAACCTCATCAATAGGAATGTCAATAGCACGATGACGTAAGTGTTTGCCGCCAGCAGGAGAAACAGCAGAGTCCAGAATGTCATCTGGGTTTTCTTCCAAGATGTTGCGAACAATTTGTTCGGCTGTTTCTCGCGGGCTGTAATCGGTAGGCTTTCTTATCCACTCGCCCGGAGCATCATTTTTTCCTTCTCTCCAGAAGTGAGTTTCTTTTGTAAGATACCGCTCAAAAGCAGCAGTCAAGCCTTCGCGCGCATCCTCGCTAGATGTTAAAAGTTTCTTATCATAGTAGATTGGAAAAATGTAATCATTGCGAGAACCAGCATAGTTTTGATAGCCCTCGTAATATGCAATCTGCTCTTCCAAGTCTTGCGCTTTTGCGCGCAAGTCAGCAGTTTGTGACTCTCTTAAGTCTAATTCGCCTAATGATTTTGCTTCAACACGATCATGGACAACATTATATTTTCTAACAAACGCATTAGCATCTTCATCTTTCATAAGTGAGGCCATTTGTTTTTTTAAGGCTTCCTTATATTTTTCTGCGTTTTGCTCTAAGAATATATCATCCGCAGTTTTTTCTCTTGCTGGAGCAAGGTCAAGTTCTTGCTCACGCATGTTTAATTCTTCTAACTCAGCGCGTATCTTTGTAAGATGTGCATTTACATTCTTAACATTCCGCAACAAACCTACATCCTGACTGCTCTGAAGAAAGCTGTCGTAATGTTGCCGCAAAAACTCAAAGGTTTTTTTCTGGGCTGGGCTTGCATCTTGCATAATTTTAGCTCGCTTAGCAGGATTGCTTGCGCGAACATACATATCAGCAGTATCTTCAAACCACTTATCAAATTCGGTTTGCCTACCAATCATCTTTCGCTTTTGCCCAGAAGATAAGTCCACACCACTAAGCTGTGTTGTAGCTTCCTTGCCCATAACCTCTTTGTTGTATTCACGGCGAATACGCAACAACTCATTGTTTGCGCGAACTGTGTATACAGGTATGCGCTGTCTGATTGACTGTGTGCCACGACCAGCAATGTTTTGCTCCATAGCCATAGCACCATTGCCTTCCATTAACTGATAGTCACGCTTTAACCAGTTGGGAACGTCCTTATCTAGCAAGATTGTTTTGGCTGGGGTAGGGATAAGCTTGAACCAAATGCTATCCGTAAACATAGTTTTCTTTATATTGTAGCCTTCGTATGTCCGGCTCAATGCTTCTCTATTGATACGGTTTTGAAAGTCTGCTGATGACTCAGCAGCTTGGCGCGGGTCTGACTTTCTTAGGCTTTCCCTATTGATTAAAAAGTGTTTGTATTCTGTAGGGGTGTTAAAAGCGTTTTCTGGAATTAAGTCAACGCCCTCTGGCAAATCAGCTTGATCAGCCATCCACGGCTTTTCGTCAAACGTTTGCTCAATCTTTTTGGGATTAACTCTAATAGACTTGCCATCCGAAACTACAGATTCATCCATCTTTTCAGATACAACAATTTTAGTTCCATCTATTTCATCTGCCATCTCGCCACGAGCAAGGTCTCTCAACTTTCCAGCAGATCTATGAAATGACCCTTGTGTATTAAACACAGCACTACCAGCAGCACCAAGAACCGTTGAGAAAGCGGTGGCAGTCAAAAGATTAAGACCAGTTTCTCCTGTTGTATTGACAGGGTCAAATGGCGCGCGAATAGTTTCTGCCGCTGCGCCAAAAGCAAGGCCACCCTTTGCGGAGGCAAGAGCAGCTTGCCTAACAGTCATGCCCCCCTTTGCAAGCAAACCAAGTTGACCCACAATAGGAATTGCAAAACCTAAAGCTAATGGATCTGCAAGCCCGGCGACCAATGCACCAGAAAAGAAATCAGACTCAGCAAGCACATTTCTACGAGACCTGTTTTCATCAATAGAGTTTTTAATAAACTTAAGGTGGTCTAAGTTTTTTGCTCGCGCAAAGTCAGACTCAAATCCCTCATAACCATCGGCATCCTCAAATGGATTAAAGTCTGGGTCACGATCCATTGCTCCAAAAAATATTTCTTCTTGCGTCCTAGCAATGATAGGAGAATAAGAATAACCAAATGCAGCCTTAAAACTTTCGTCAAAGGATGGTTCTTTTTCATGCCTATAAAAATTATTTGGATTAAGACTTGCGTAATATTCCGACATTACATTCCCTGTGCAATTTGCCTACCAATAATAGTCTGCTCAAAGTCTAACTCATCTCTAGCTTGGGCAGCTTCCGCCTCTTTTTGAGCCTTAGATATTTTTCTAACTTGCTTCATACGAAGTTGTGTTGCCTTGTGCTTAACCATATCAGTATCAAACACTAAATACTTACCATCTGATCGAGTTAAGAACTCACCAGTTTCAGTATTTTCTAAAAAATACATTGCTCGTTTGTGGTCTGATTTTGTTTCAATAGGAACAAGCCTTACATTTCCCTCGTCAGGTCTAATGTCTAAGTTTTCTTTCCATAAACCGTTTCGATCTATTAACTCTTTATTGATAAAGTAATCAATATAAGTATCACCAAACTCTTCTGGAGACTCCTCAATCAAAGCTGATTGATTGCTTCTCTCAAAAAACAATTCCGGTGCATATATAGAAGCCTCTTCTTCTGAAAGATACTGAGAGGGTCTTGATATTGTTTCAAAATATTCTTTTGTTGAACTTTTAACATCAGACAAACTATCGCTTAACCTTACCTGTTCTGCAACAACTGGATAAAGTCTTTCGCGGACAGTGGGGGGATAGTCATCAAGAATATTATCAGACAGTTTTTTAATTGACTGCATAAAGTTATCAGAATCTTGAAACTCTACTTCACTTCCGCCTATTGTTTTCACCTTGTCTAAAAGGTCTGGATTTGAAATGGAGGCGTTAATAACATCAATGCCCTCTTGAAGTCTGGCATTACCATAAGACGCGCGCCAGTTAGAAAGAAACCTCATTCGAGAGTATGTAACAGGGTCTAAGCCATTGTTGGTTTTTACAACGCCCCGTGTTGTGCTTCGTTCTTTTGTTCTATCAAAAAACGTAATAGCATTTTGCACAGCTACGGAGTCAGCACCAGATTTCCCAGAAACGACAGCCTCAAATAAATTTACTTGATTTGTAGAATATTGACCTTGTTCATTTGCATGTCCAATCAACTCACGAGACTCTATAGAATCGGGGTCTCCTAAAAACTCAAGGCCAGTAAGTTGTGCTTCCCTAAATATCTTATCACTATCTTCTGGCGTTGAGACACCAAGTTGAAAACGCATTGCAGCATTTTGGTCTTCTCTTATTTTAGTTTCTTCCGAAGCAATTTTTCCAGAAAGCTCAGACAAATTACTTGAAATTTTATTCCAAGTTTCCGTATCAGCAGCTTGCATTTCTTTTAACTGTGGGAATTTTTTTAAACTTTCCTCACTCCAGCCAAGAAGTCTTGCTTCAGAAGATAACTTTTTTAAATCTCTACTGTTTGCTGCATTAGCTTTTACAGCATAATTTATAATCGCAGCGGATTCGTTTTGAATAAACTCGCGGTCAACAGATGCGTAAGTATCTGGGGATACGCCAGAGGATTTAAATCTCTCAAGCGCATGCAAGCCCAACTCACGCCCTTCGGAAATGCCCCCATTAGAAATAAGGGTATTAACCCCCCTAGCAGCATCTTGTATAAAAGTCCTTGCATTAGATTCCGCCAAGTCATTAGCAGCTTGAACTTTTTTTAGTCGTAAGTTGTTGTATGTGTCACTGCCATATTGGGCTGAAAGGTTTTTGTAATCCTCTAAAAACAACGAGGCATTTGAGCCTGCAATAAGTGCTTCTTTTTCAGAACTATAACTGCTCCAAAGTTCTTTGAAAATCTCTGGGTCGCCCTTTGATTCAAGGCTTAAGTCAACAGCAGCGTTCTTTAAGTTAATTGTTTCTTTTATTTCATACTGCGCTGCCATTTGTTTTAAAGCGGCACTTGTCCCTGCTCCACCCATTAAGAGTTGATTGGGAAGTTCTTTAACAGTAATTTCTCCAGTTTCAGAGTCGCGCGTTACAGCTTCTTTTCCATACTCTTCCCCAGCAGACTGAGAAAGAGCGGCTGCAACACGAAAGCCTGCATCTGAAACTGTTTTATAAAAATCGCCTTTTGCTGCTGCTGCTCTGTCAGAACCAGTTCTAACATTTACAACACCAATTCTAGGTGTTTTGTAAGATTGTCCTGCAACAGGTCTTTTTAACTCAGCCATAACTTACGTCTTTCTATAGTAGTCAGCTGCTCGTAAAGCAGTATCAAGCAAACTTGCTCGCGCTTCAGATTTATACGCCGCCGCCGCAGACGCGCCTGATCGCCTAACCGCCTCAGCCTCTCTTTTTATGGACTCACGCTCACGATCAACGCCAGCACGAAGACGGTCAATATTTCTGCCGTATTTTTCACGCCCGGCTTTTCTGATTGCCTCTAAGCTTCTGTCTGTTCGTCCTGCATATGCAGCTGCCGCAACATTGTAACTTTCCATCTCCTGCAACTGTTCCTGCATATCAAGATGCTCTTGTCCAGCACGCTCTTCCATCATGCCTATTTGCAAAAGTATTTCATTAGCTTGACGCGCAGCTTCCTGCCTTGCGCGCCTTGCGGCCTTGCGCTTGCTACGGCTTCCCATAATCCCACTAGCTATAGAAAGCCCTGCTGAAATTGCTTGCACGTAAGCCATTAGAACGTCACCTCAATAACCATACCATTTAGTTGTAAATCAAAAGGAACAGACTGACTAACTGTAACAGACGGGTCTTTTGAAATACCAATTAACCTAAACTCTTTTCTACCAGTAAACTTAGACCTATCCAAAGAGAAATCATCGTTTACATTCCTGATAATCATATCCTTACTATTGACCGATGCAGACAAGGTATCCTGCAAATCAAGAGTAACCATATCAATCTTGCGCGGCGCAGCAGTCATCGGGCCACCACCCATCAACGCATCAATAGGCATTGTCTGTAGGATGGGGGTAAATTGATAGCCAATGTAAGCTGTTGTAATTTCTTTAACGCTAGATACATCAACCTCCCCAGAGGCCACAGTAAACTCGCCAATGTAATCTGTGCCGCTAACCACGCGAACCACAGCACCATCAGAGAACTGGCTGCTAACGTCAAACACACCAGCGGTGCCAGTGAACTCATCGCAGTAATCCATCGGCATCTCTTCGTTAAACTTTTCAAGGTAGTAACGATTAGTGCCATCGCCTTGATCCCGAACAGCAATGGAATACACATTGCGGTCAACAGCGCAAACACTGTGGAACTTGCCCGATGTATCCCACAGCATCCACCCAGCGCGTTGATCGCCGCGAGAGGAGTAGAAGACAGACATAGTGCCATCATTGTTAATCAGGAAGCAGTATGACTCAGCCCGGTCAAAGCCACCTTTAATACTTGCAGATTGGATGGGAGAACGCATCAGATGGGTAGCAGTCACAGACACATTCTCTGTGTTGTAGGCTTGCTCCACTTCACTATACACATAAGACCCCAACATCTTGCCAGAGGCTTGCGTATAGAGGGTTGCACCATCAAAGGGCTGTGGTCGCATATAGGATGAACCATAGGGTGTTTGACGCTTGATTATGGCGTTTGCAGGGGTAACAGGCCTATCAGTGAAAGCAGGAATGAATGACTCAGAAGAAGCAGAGAATATCTGTAGGTCACGATTAACCACAAGATGACGGATATGAGAGAACTCACCAAAGTTAGAGTTAAGATCAATGGCATCACTGTCCGCCCCCGTGCCTATGTCGAAGTTAAAGAAGTTGGCAGACTTGGAAGCCCAGACATGACCGGGCTGTGCTGTTGTGCCAGCAAACCACAGGCGACCTTCGTGGAATGTTACGGCAGCAGGGTAGCCGCGAACAGCAGAGTAAGACTGCTCATACCACTCTGGGGTAGCAGCGGCACTTGAGATTTCAACAGAGCCGCCACCAATAGCAGAAGAGGAGGCATTAGACCCAGCAATATATTCAAAGGTATTAAGGTCAATAACCTTGCTTACCTGTTTGTTTGTTCCCTCCAAGTGAGAGGCGTTAAGACCTCCCAAAGACCCCACGCGATCAATAGAAAAAACGTTATTAGGAGCCATGCCGTGAAGAGGCATAGTAACTTGAACAGCACTAGTGCCAGCAAACACCTCAATAGAATCTGGCGCAAGGCGACGAAGTATCGTGCCAGTAATGTCCACCCTAACTTGAGTTGCGCTAACATATGTTTTTATCTCACAAGGCGTGTTACCAATCAGCAGATACGAACCAACATGACCAGATACAAAGTAATTACTGCTTGCAGTTACAAGAACATTCGTGCCGGACGTAGCTTGAGGGTCTAGTGTAACACCACCTTTTTGAAATTTGTAGTAGGGGTGTGTTGGAGAATCATCATTACCATTGTCCTCAAACTCAAATACCTCAGAGACAAAGGTCTTCAACCCAGTCCGGCGAATAAGGCGAGGGGGGAATGTTTCATGGCAGATAATTGTTACATCGCCAGAGGAGGCCATTGTAATTTCTTTTAGCTTTGCCGTTGTCCACGGGCAACTGCTAGAGCCAGACAAGCTAACGGGCGTGGTATCAACCTCACCAGTAGTCGGGTTAATAAAGAAAATATCGAGGGCGTTGTTCTTAAAACAAAAGATATACTGCTCGTCATCCGAAAAGATAAACGGCTCAATGCGAATCTCTAACTCGTTTGCAGGAGTTACAGTATCGCTAAACTGATAGATGAACTCACCACCAGCGCGTTTCTTTACACCACCCTCATTGATGATAATAAAGTTACGCACCTTCTGCGCGCCAGCCTGATACACAGCAGCATCCACACGAGATGTAAAGGATGGGCTAAGTTCGCCAAACTGAAAGCTGTGAAGCGGAATCTTAATCTTCGCCATTATGACAGCCTTTCAGTGATAAACCTCGAAGTCGTAAGTTTGCGTGTCGTGTTCTGCTGGCTGTCAAGGTTACGGGCTTTTGCCATAAGGTTGTTTGCCTTGATTTCCATAATCTGTGTCAGACCCTCGTTCCGAGCAATAGAACTTGCAAAGATGGCAGCAAGGGAATACTCGACAGCAAGTGTAAAGTAGGAAGGCCAATCAGACTCATCTGCACGATAGATGTAATCAGCAATAACCTGATCTTGGTCTGAGGTGTTGGTAAATACCTTGTCGCCGTAGATTGTATGGTTCGTATTGTTATCATTTACAGTAACGGCATTAAGCATCAAAAGGTTAGATGGAAGCTGATAGGCCGCATCAAAGCGTCCAGTCGGCTCATCTGATAAACGACTAAGCTGCGCTTGCTCAGTAGCAAAACGCCAGCGTGTGTTGCAGAGACTGGCTTGCGCTACGTCTTCATACATATTAACAGCGACCAGTGCCTCTGTTGTATTGTCTTCAAACGAAGTAATAGGCTCTGCCCCAATAAGGATCAAAGCCCGTGAACAAATGTCGATAGCACTGTTAGCTACTGTGGATGTCATACTTACCTCGTCAAGAAAGGGGGGAGCAGCAGTTTCCCACCGCTCCCCTACCAGACTTAGTTGTTGTCCAGAACCTCGTAGATGCCGTTATCGTCGATACCGATAGCACCCATGCTCATGTGAGCAGTGACCAAGTGAGCCACTTTCTGCGGCACATAGTTCACTTCGGTTTGAACATCAGAACCAACACCCAAACCAATAGCAGAGCTATGATAGGCAAAGTTCTTACCGCCAGCAACAGCAGACGTTGAGAAGATCTTGAAGCCCAAGAACTCTTTCATTGTCATGCCGCCAGCAAACGGGAGGTTTTGGTCGCCAACAAAATCGCTAGATGCGAACTCGTTGATGCTGAACAGGTCAGCGTAACCAGCAGGAGACATTGCAAGATAGCGGTTGCCATCTTCCGGAATGTCAGCAGAACCCATTGTTTCAAACAGGGTCAGCAAGTCGCCTTTAACCAGCGCGCCAGAAGTGTCAGCAATCTGAGTGCTGTTTGCGCCAGCGTCGAGAGCAGCAACAATCAACTCGTCAGTCTTACGACCCAGAGCATAAGCAGCCGACTGAGCAACAGCTTGACGCTCGTCAATGTTGGTTTTCAGTTCGTCCAGCTTGTCGATATACTCAGGTGCGTAGTGATCGGTCAGCGTTGCTGATACGTTGGTGTGTGCGACTTCCATGCCAGTAACATCGCCGTTACGAGACTTGGTGTTAGCAGCACCTTTACCAATTTTTTGAAATTTAACAGTAGAACCCGTTACGCCATTAACCTGACGGACAGTGTTACGGAGTTTAGACCCCATACGCTGATACGCCAAATGAACATCAGATTCAAACTGCGTGATGAAGGCTTGATCAATAGTATTAGCCATTTTCATTCTCCAGTTTAGAAGTTTCAGTTACAATGTCAGGAATGGTTGTCCGTGCGTTGCGTCATCTAGTTATCCGTTTCCGGGCTATCCGCGTATCATCGGGCCTCTAACAAAAGAATAATGCCCGAAACAATGTATTTTAGCAATATAAAAAACACCGCCCCAATCGAAAGAGGGACGGTGTTTAGGAGGGGTCTCGTGTATTACTTATTTATAGAGTTTAGAAAAGCCTTCGTCAACCTGCTTGACAAAAGCTGCATCGCGCCGAGTGTTATCCCAGTAGCGCGGGTCTTTCATCATAGACTCCAACTCAGCCTTGTCGAGAACTGTCGGAGCAGTAATATCGCCACTAACAGAAGTGTCAGACATTGCACCCATGAAATGCTCAAGGAGTTCAATACCCTCAGCAGTTTCACCAAGACGCATAATCTCATCGTTCAATTCAGCGGGGACATTCTTTTGCGACCACAGTGCGACAGCCTCAATACGAGCCTCGGCGTTGTCACCCAGCTTGGCTGACTCAGCGTCAAGGTCGGGCTGGTCGGGCATCATACGAGCCAGACCCTCCTCAAACTCATCCTGAGAGAAGCCGTTCTCCCAAGCAAAGTTTGCCCACCAATCTACGTCAGGATCATCCGCTAGTTCATCAGCCCCCTCTGGAAGGGTGTAGTCACCAGATGAATCAGGGCGATTAGCAAAAGCCTCTTGCTCAATCTCACCCATAATAGACTCGCGCAACTCATCTTGCCCCTTACCTAGCTTGCTTTCTAGGGAGGAATAAGAAGTTACCAAATCTTCTGGCGACTTAAATTTTTCAGGAAGCCACTCAGGGCGGCTGTCTGCTACCTCAGTTGTTACGGCTTCAGGTGCTTCGGCTTGCGCTTCCACATTATCTGTTGCTTCACTCATTTGCTTTCTACCTTTTCTGCATGGTTAATGCGCCGTTCAATTAGCGCGACTATAAAGCGTTGACCCTCCAAGTGACGGAGTTCGCCATCGCTAATGCCTCCGCCAGCTACCGCATCCAATGTAATAGAGCGGAGATAACGAAGAACCTCTTTGCCCGCCGGAGTTCCCAGCAAGGCTTTAATATCCATAGAAATCTTTTCGTCCTCTTTTTGTGGTCGAGGAAAACCATCTACTCCAATATGTGACATCTATACCACACCACCGCCTTGTTGCTGCGCTTGCATCTGCGCTATCATTTGTTGCATCTGTTGAATCTGTTCACGCTCGGCTTCGTCTCTGATTAGGTTATCAGGAACGCCAAACTTCTTAGCCAAGTAAACCGCTGTCTCTTCTGAGTCGATAAGCAAGTTGACCATCTCCGGCCCGAAGTTTGCACCAACTACCTCAAGGAATCTCGCAACAGTTGTGATGTCCTGATTAGACTGGGCTTGCGCCAAGGGAGATACACTCCGAATTTTTACTTCACGACCATTAACTGTTGGGAGATCAATGCGACCCTGCTTACGCAGAATGTAAACTACACGTTGCAGAATGGGCTGAACCATCTCTGCTTGCAAGCGACCAAAGGCAGAACCAATACGGCGGCTCAAGTCAGCCATGCGTTCTGCAATTTCGGTAGCCGTGGCGGGTGTCCGGTTCGGATCACCGAGCATATCATTATACAATGCGCGCTTAATGTTCATCCGCATGTCGTTAAGAACAAGATTGGCAACATCAAAGCTTCCGGCTGCCGCAACAGGCTGTAACCCATTTGAGCCGGGTGCTTTAGGAATGACAGTCCCCGGAACAAGATTGATCGTATCGACATTGATAATCCCATCATCATCCATCTGGTAAATACCAGAGATAGCCATCTGTGCATTTTCCAATACAAGCTGGATTGTAAGGTTGGTTGTCTTAATTGCAGACAGAGCGTTTACCAATGGGCCGCGACCATATACTTCGCCAGCAGCTTTAGACCAGCGGAAGCAAACAAACGGATTGCTGCCCACGCCTTCAAAGGTGTCTTCAAAGATTAACTCGCCATGAGTTTTATCAATGGCGTAGTAGCCGTAACGCTCTTGGTTGGGCTTGTCATACAGGCGACATACAACCTCAAGAACCTTGCACTTCTCCTCACCCTTGCGGTTAATCATATCCTGCATTTTGGGGGAGAGTTTCGCTTTGGGATAAACAATCTTTATGTCGTTATGGCGAATCTCACGCTCACGATATACATGGTCAATGCGGTCATCGGGGCCATTCTCAAGAACGACCTTTGGAAGGGGGATAGCACTGAAACGGATTGGGTTTACTGCATCTCCCTCTTCAACCAGCAAGCAACCAGTTCCGACAGCCAAGTCCATGAATGACTCATGCACCTCTTGGGCAAAGTTACTGTTTGCAAGAATCTCAAAGATATATTCTGTGACCTCATCAAGGCTGTTGTTAATTTCATCTGCTTCTTCGGGCGGCACTTCCGAGCCAGCAACCAAGTCAGACCAACGAGCGAAGTTAGGAACAAGCCCAGACTGCAAACGAGAGGCAAACTCTTGAACGCCAACTACCGCAGTCTCGTCAAAGATTCGGTCATCACGGCGTTGACCCGGCGCATTAAAGTAAAAGCCTTCACGCTGGGGGAGAGCATAGTCGTAACACTCTTGGAAGAGATCTTCAAAGGGAGTGCGTTGAGTTCGGGCAGTCTCATACTTCTTGATGTAATTTTTAGCTATTTTGTCCATTATTTAAAATACCTCTGAAAGAAACCAGCACCACCAGCTTCGCCGGACAATAAGGATGCCTTGCCTCGTTTACGCTGCATACCAATAGTAGCTTGCTCTACCGCCTTCTCTCTGCGGCGACGAATTTCTTGAAACTCAGGTTGCTTTTGGACATCAGACTTAAGTTGTCCGCGCAAATCAGATGCAAGAGAACCAACAGTCTCGCCAAGCCCTTTCAGTTTTGAAGAATAATAAGAGCCAACCGCGCCGGGACTGCGCGATTTTTTTTGTATTTCTTTTGCTTCGGAATATGCTTTCTCAGACTCTTTCCTAAAGTGAGAAATAGTTCGAGGGTCAACGCCAGCCGAAGCGGCTTCCTTAAATAAAGATTCAGGAACAGAGTAAGATGCAACAAAAGCAGCTTGCCTTTGTTTAGCTGCTAAAGCTTGACGCTTTCTCTGTCGTTTTTGTGCTGACTGAGATAATCCCATTATTTAAAATACCTTTGAAAGAAGCCAGCACCGCCAGTTTGACTTGAAAGAAGTGACGCTTTGCCACGTTTGCGTGTCATGCCAATAGCAGCTTGTTTTACAGCCTTTTCTCTACCGCGACGAATGCTCACCAAGTCTGCTTGCCGTGCAGCATCAGAGGTTAAGCTGGCCTTCGAGCTTTGAGTCTGCTCTGCAATAGCCTTTTCCCGCCTAATCCTTTGAGATGCAGAACTGCGTGGCCCTCTGCCTTTAAGTTCGGGCGTGGTGTAAGTCGAAATCAAACTTCTTTTTAATGCTTCAACTGTTCGAGGGTCAGAGCCAGCAGCAGCAGCTTCCGCTAGTTCTGGCTGTCCAATTTTTGCCAGTTCTGCTTGATAATTTTTTGTAAAAAGATCTGCTGTTTGTTGCTTTGTATATTGTCGATAAGAAGCTTTGCCACGCCGAACAGAGTAAACAGGATCGGGAACACGACTAAAGATTGCAGAAGCAATATCGGGATCAACGTCTTTTGCCAAACCCAATTCAGAAATAAGGTTTCGTTTAGCTTCGTGTCGACGTTTTTCACGAGCCTCTCTATTACGTTGGATAACTCCACTAGGCAGTCCCATTACTTCATCCTATTCCAAAAACCTTGTTTCCCTTGCTTGGGTTTCCGTGTAAATATATCAAAGTCCCGCTTCATAGTAAACGGTTTAGCGGTCTTGTTATTTCCGAGGACTTCACGGCCTTCACCACCACCAAGCATTAAGTATTGTAAAGCATCATGTATATGAGAGAACCTATTCTTATCGGGCTTGTCATCGTAACGCTCGCCGGACACCTGCATACGCCGATACCCATAGCCACCATCAAAACCTTTGATCAACTCCTTGCATCGCGGGTCTATTAAGATACCCGACTTGCCCTCAACCAAACGATTAAGTGTGCCAGCCACAGCCTCAATACGCAAGGAAACATCGTTGGATTGTGCGGGACGCGCAGTAAGACCAGCACCCCGAAGCACTTGGAACGGAGTGCTTTCATCCGTTTGCGCGCGGAAGTCACCAGCAGGGTCACCAATAATATTTACCTCACACCCACTATAGCGTGTGGCAATCT